TTGATGTGTTCTGCATTGCCCATCGACAGATCCGCCGTGGCCAACGCTTTAAAAGCAAGGTATCGTTCATTGATATCCTTACTACCGTGTGCTGTTTCAGGCACACGGTTGTCACTGGTATATTCCCAGTTGACATATATATCCACCCTAAGTTGAGATGACGCATTAGGAGCACCAACAAAAGCAACTTTACCTGTTAATACAAGCATAGGGTAACCATGGAAAGCCATGGTATCATTCGATGCATTCGTGGTCGAATACAGCAAATTGTCTGTTTCATCCTCAGGAACCCAAATTACATAGGCTCCATGTGAGAGAGGTCCGTCATAAGCGGATTTTAACTGTGCAACATTCTCCCAATTGCACATGCCTAAAGTTCCATTTGTGGCCTTCAATTGCCACCAATCCCCAGGAACCCATGATGCGGCAATATTTCCACCACCATTTAAGAGCTGACCATTATAAGTGGCCAAAACACTGGCAGAAACAGGACGACACTTCATCATAAGCCCGTTATTCAACAAATTAACAAACGTAGTCTTGTTATTGTCCTGAGAATAATTAATAAGATTCGCAGGCGCAGGAGCAGCCCAAAAAGGAGACCAACCTGCAGTAGCACTGTTCCCATCTTGAACCGCAACTAACCAATTAGCGTTAGTGGGCGCAAAAACAGCTGGTGACGCATCAAACACAGGATTTAGGAGGAGGGCAAACCGACCAGCATCCGGTGAAACGTTTAATATAGCACCCTGCGCCCCAAGTATATTAATCGTATACTTGGTCTGATAGGTTGCAGTGGCCTCACGAGTCCATGGGTCAGGCAACCTAATATGTTCTCCAGCTCTGGGGTTTACCAGAGCGGCAAGGTATTCCAATTTCTTTGGAATAAACACCCCATCAATGCAGCAATAATCCATCACACTTTGGAGTATTTTGGACTGAAACTGCATCGGGGTGCGGGAAGGATTGGGTTTAAGCTGCATGGCCTGCATTTTACGGACCATGGCTTTCTCACCCTTCAAATTCTTCTTATTCTTCTTGGCCTGTTTATTGGCCTTCTGATTTCCGTTATTTTTCATTGGTTTCATATTTTTAACCAATACCTGTACGGTTCCAGGTGTGCTACTATTATTGTTTGATGACATTGATATAATTATTCCACAAACTTTTTATTCCTCCTTCACCTCCATTAAAAAGATTTTGGTTCATATCCAATAACGGTAGCAATTTAGGAAAATATGTGGAAACATACTCTCTATAAATCTCATAAGCCCTGCCAGATGTCTGGACAAGGGGTGCTATACTAATGAGAACTGCTTCCAGTTCCTCATCACTATAACTATTACAATAAAGTATAGCCAACAATCTCTCTGCAGAGTATGAAGGCACATACCTACCATATTTCTCTTTACAGGTCGCCCCTAAGAAAACACCACCCAATGGACCCTCCTGGATTACATCATCAGGGGGAGGATGGAGTTTCACGCCCCAAGCAGAATAAAACCTCTGCCTAGATTCATATGACAAGAATTCTCTCATCATCTCAGGATAGCCATTAAGATGGTCATCCGCATAGATGTTCCATCTAACCTTCAAATAGAGAAGATATGGATCAATCCTCAACTGATCAGCAGCCCACACTAAATGACTACATAAGATAGTAAGATGGCCCATAATGTTACCACCCGTGGTCCAAGGATCACCACTTTTCTTATATAGGAGATTATAAACCTCACCACCTGGCATTCTGACATAACTGTCAAAACACTGATCAAAATAATAATCAATCTCGTCAGCAAGATCACTGCCAACGCTAACCTCCATTATCTCCTTGATAAGCTTTCTAACAGACATATCAAGTGCGGAACGGAAGGACGCGTCCCATTTAATACAATCGCCCTTAACAACGATCATACCATCTAATGTTTTCATCATTTTATTAAACGTTCCATGAACAAATGTAACACCCATTCTCCCGGGGGCCAAATCAAAATCATTGGCAAAATGTATCATTAACGTCTTAACCCCTGTTAGCAGATTAGCAAAACAAAGAGTAAATAAAGGGTCCGCAAAGGTAAAAGTGCGGATATCACCCTTATCAACTTTCTTTATCTTCAAAATTTCTGCCTTCCCAGAGGTCTCCCATAATACAGGAATACAAAATTTATATGCAAAGGATTTCATCCAATAGCATAAATTAGGCAAACGACGATAAACATCAGATTTAAATCTCCATGGTCTACTCTCATGGCGAGAAAACACTTTCAAAACATATCCGATTGCGGATTTAGGATTGACATGTGTATCACCAAGTGGAACAGGTTCACAATTACCTCTGAAATGGTTAAAAACTTGACCTAATAACTTTCGTGTTCTTCTAACATCAACAAAGTCAGGGATGTCACCCTCTGTAACATCTGGGGTCCGGTATCGCTCAGTGGCTCTATAAACGCCACTGTAGCTTCCCTGGACTCTCGCA